TCTGGCGACGTAGATAGATTTTTTGATAAATTAAATCCTTTTGAAGAAGTGGCTGAAGAAAATGGAATAGGAAGACTTACTGAAGCATTAATTCAAGTAGGAGTTCCAGGAGCAATAGGATTCAAAGCAGCTAATAAACTCGCAAGAAATATAACGGCAAGAGCATTGAAAGCTAAACGTGCAAATGCTTTTGCTAGTTTTAAAAATACAAAAGACAGAGCAAAATTAAGTACAGCATTAGATAAAGTAAAAGAATTAAATACCAAAGCAAGGGCTCCAAGATTTGCTGTAGGTTTAATGGGCGGTGCAGCCGGTGAAGTCTTTGTTGCTGACGTCGAAAAGATAGGAACATTTGGAGATATGTTTGAAGGTGGTCCTACACAGTTAGATAGAGATGAAGTATATGGCAGAGAAGAAGCTGCTCGAAGATTAGTCAACAGATTAAAGTTTGGATCAGAGTCAATAGCCTTTACACCTTTTGTTTATGGTGTTGGTAAAAGCGCCAAGCTTCTAGCATCAAGAGGCAAAGACCTAGCGTACAGCAATTCTAGATTTGCAAGATGGTTAGATAAATATGTTAGAGCCCCTTTCAGTCCTAGAGGTGGATTAACACAAGAATTGTTTGATGAAGAAAAAATTAAAGAAGCATTAAAAGCTTCTGATCAAGGTAGAGCAAAAGAGATTGTAGATAACATCACAAAAGAAGTAGACAGACTATATCCAGATGCAGAAAATATTATTGGTAAAGCTGGTAAAGCAGAAAGAACAAAATTTTTTACTTCATTAAATGAAGTTTTATTTGGTGGTAATATTAAAAAGCCACTGAACAAAAATGCATTAGATGATTTGTTAAAACAATTTGATGACTTAAATGTATCCGCAGAAGCAAAAGGTAACATAGTAGGCAGTTTAAATAATGCGAGAGAAGAATTTGTAAAACTAATAGATATATTAGATGCAAATGCTCAAGGCACTAAGTTAAATAAAGGTGTTTCTGATCTACAAACATTATTAAAAGACAGAGTTACAAATTGGATAGGCGGAACCTACCGAATCTTTGAAGAACCTAAAAGAGGTTTTTTAACACTCTTTAATAGATACACACCCACTGATGAAGCAAAAGAAGGAGCCATAAGATTTTTTAGAGAACAGATAGCAAAAGAAGCAGGTGATACAGGTTTTAATGTAGCGACCAGTGACAAGTATTTTAGAGAAGCAAAAGTACAAGTTGAAAGTTTATTAAATGCTGTTCGAAACAAAGGTAAACCAAAAGCTCTTGCTCTTGGTGAATATATAAATAAAACAATGGAAGGCAGACCTGGTGCAGATTTTGTAAAACAAGTTATTGATGGCACTGGATTACCTCCAAAAGAAATTAGACAATTGTTAGGAGAAATAACTGATCCTAGATATTCTATATACAATGCAATAACAAACTTGTCTGGCGTGGCTAGAACAACAGCTTATCTATCGAGTGTAGTTGCAAAAAATGATCAAATACAAAAAGCTGGTGGTAGAGGTTTTTTTTGGAACAGCGTAGAAGAAGGTGAACAAGCATTAAGATCTAACACTACAGGTATAAGAATGGTTCCTGTTGATGACATTGTAAAAGAATTACCTGGATCAGGTAAATTTGTAAATCCTGCTGCTGGTAAATTTACAACAGTCGAAATAGCAGAAGCTTTAAAAAATGCAAACAACATAGCTGGTGGCCTTCAAGGTTTTGTAAGAGGTGAAGGTAAAGAGGGAGCTGAAGCCGCTGTTAGTTGGATGTACAGAAATTTATTATTGTTTCCAAAAGGAATATCACAATTAGCAAAAACCGTATTCTCTATACCTACACACTTACGTAATATGTTTAGTGCGTTTGGTTTTGCAGGGGCTAATGGTACTTTATTTGATACAGAGTTTTACAAAAGTGCATTTGCAGAAGGTATTGAAGTATCGGGTTTATTAAAAGCTGGCGCACCCAGTGCTAAAGCTCAGGCTGCGTATAGAGAGTTATTAGAATTAGGTGTTGTAAACTCACAAGTACAAATAGCAGATTTAAAAGCTTTATTAACTGATGTTAGATTAGGTCAACAAGTTGCAAACATAGATACTACTATCAGTCCTTTTATGAACAAAATGAGAAAGGTAAGAGACTTTTTTCAAGGTAAGTATGTTGCAGAAGATGATACATTTAAGATCGCAAACTATGTTGTAGAATTAAAAAGATTAAAAAATTACAGAGCAAATGGTAGACCAGTAAATAGAAACGTAATTAAATTACCCGAATCAGAATTAAACATAAAATACAATGTAGCTAGAAAGAATGGATTCAAAGGAACTTACGATGAATTTTTAGATGACTTTGCATTAAAAACAGAAGCAGCTGACATAGTTAAAAATACTGTTCCTAATTATGCTTTTGTTGGTTCTGCTGTTAGAACAGCAAGATTATTACCGATTGGTAATTTTATGTCGTTTCCATCTGAAATGATTAGAACAACTACAAACATTGTTGAACAAGGTCTAAAAGAATTAAGACACGTACCAGCTCCAGGTGTTAGAGTTAAGGGAAGCAACATAGGTTTATTTGTTACAGAAGTATTAGAAGACGGAACAGAACGAGTGGTTTCAAACAATGCTAGAAACTTAGGCACATACAAAACAGGTCTTACAAGATTATTAGGAATGGCAACTTTTACAACAGGTATACCAATAGCTCTAACTGAAGGAGCTGCAGCTTTATACGATGTAACTAAAGATGAACTAGATGCATTGAGAAGATTTGTACCTGAGTGGTCAAAAAACTCTACACTAATTCCAATTAGAGATGATGATGGTGAATTAAGATATATAGATTTTAGTCACAGTAATGCATATGATATTATTAGCAGACCTTTAAGAACGGTAGTTAATAACATACAACAAGGTGATTTAACTGACGAACAACTTTTAACTGGTTTTGTAAATGGTATTACAGAGGCTAGTGCAGAAATAATGAATCCATTTATATCTGAGTCTATTTGGACAGAAGCTACAGCTGATTTAATTGTAAGAGGTGGTAGAACTGCAGACGGCAGAAGATTATACACAGAACAAACGTCAGCAGGTGATAAAGCCGCAATTAGATTTTTACACTTAGGAAATGCTTTAGCTCCATCTTACAAACAATACGTGAGATTATTACAAGCCGCTACAGAAACTCCTACAAAGAGAGGAGAAGAGTTAGATGTTGGTCCAGAGATAGCAGGGTTTATGGGATTACGTCCTATCAAAGTAGATCCACTAAGATCAATGGGTTTTAAAATTGCAAACTATCAACGAGGTATAAGAAATGCTAGAAGAGAATTTACTGGTGGTTACTTTGGATTATTAAAAGGTGGACCTGTAGAAGTTAATGACATCATAACTAGATTTGCAAAATCTAACAACGCTAGATTTGATGTAATGCAGGAAATGAAAAAAGATATTAACGCTGCAGAAACTTTAGGTGTAGGGACAAATGAATTATTAACACAGTTCAAAGACAGACAAATATCTGATAAAAATTTTACTAATCTAAGAATAGGTAGATTTGAACCATACTTTCCATCAGAAGATATTGAGGAAAGATTTAGAGAGATAGCTAGAAATTTAGGAACAGGCAATCCTTACATAGCTGCACGTCCAATATTAAGAAGAATGGCAGTTGACATGAAACAAGTGTCTTTAGACTCACCATTATTATTTACTTCAGAAATACCAAGCTTTGAAGAAGGAGGACTTGTAGAAACAGGTGAACCATTAAATATAGAAAATTATTTAATACCAGAGATACCAACACCACCTATCCCCGCAAACATTGCAGGTGCTAATCCTAATCCGCAGGTAATACAAACTGCGCAACAACCCACTGTAACACAACAAGGACTTACGGAAACAGAAAAAATATACTTATCTCCGGAAGAACAACAAATAGTATTAAGACAAAGAGGAATGATAACATAATGCCAGCTGGTGACAAACTAAAACCAAAAAGTACAAGAGAGCATTTGCTTTCTATATATGGATATATTACAGGTTTAAAGAAAGACGTTAAACACATGCATGAAGGTATTCACGATTTGGGCGGTAAGATAGACAAGATCTATTGGGTGTTATTGGGTACTGTTGGGGCGGTATCACTTCTGCTGTTAGAAAAAGTTTTAGATCTAGGTTGGTTTGGGTAGGTACAATTCTTTTATTAATTTATACCAAAGAATTTTATATTTTACATCTTTAGTTTTATTCCACATGATAGCGGCTTCATCTATTTGACGTAGTTTTAAATCCAAGCTTTTAATTCTTCCCCCATGACATCATTAGCTATGTTCATTTTATTACGTAGTGCTTTTTGAATCTTAACATCAATTGTATCCTCAGCAACCAAATCAATATAAGTCATAGGTTTGTTTTGACCTATACGATCAATACGTGCTTCTGATTGTAAACGTTTTTCCAAATCATAACCATTAGAATAATAGATCATTGTACTCGCTGCGGTCAGAGTTATACCAAATCCACCAGTGCCAGTTGTACCTACAAAAAATCTACATTCAGGGTCTTCTTGAAACTTTTTAATATTTTTTTGTCTATCTTCTGTGGCCGTTGCACCATAATAATCAACAACAGAATTTTCTCCAAAATATTTTTTTATTTCTTCTATAATTCTTTTACAATCTTCAACGTAGTAAGACCAGATAACAGCTTTACCTGATATCTCCCAAAGTATATCCATAAGTTCTGTTAATCTATTACACGGAAGCTGTTGAGGTTTACCATCGTCCGTTGCGTGATAACCACAAGATATTTGATGAAGTCTTAACAATTGCACCATAACTGTAGACGTAGAACAAACTTTACCTTCTAACTCTGAAATGGCATACTTTCTCATTTCATCGTAAAGTTTTCTTTGTATACCTGTCAAATCTATTTTACGAGTTAAGAATGTTTTCTTAGGTAAATCTAAACAATCGTCTTTTAAAACACGCTCACTAAATTTTTTTATTTTTTCTTCAAGCTCAGGTATATTTCTTTTGTTTGGACCAACAGGCACACTAACAGATCGTGATCCTAAATTCATAGTTTTCATAATACAATAGTGAGCTCTGTATGCCCAGAAAGAATCAAAGCCTAACAGATAGTTATCTAAAAAAGCTGCTTGACTATATAAATCTAAAGGTGAGTTTGTAATAGGAGAACCAGTTAATATTCTTCTATACTTAGCAAGAGGTTTTAACTTCATGATATTTTTAGTTCTATTTGCTGTAGGAGTTTTAATAGTTGTAGACTCGTCTATTGCCATCATTGCTTTGTGACAAGATAAAAAACGTCTAGCAAACTCTGTGGCTTTTGGATAAGAGAAAGCCTCCACGTTCATAATTAGAATATGAAAGTCTGTGCCTGTATCAAACATAGTGTTTAATTCTTTTATTTTTTCTATTGAAGAATTAGATGTTTCCCAAAGGACAACTTTCTTTTCAATGTGTTTTACCATGTGATCAGGTATTTCACCCTCATACCAATTTTTATAAACACCTTTTGGAGCTATTAATAATAGGCCATTTATCTCGCCTTTATCGTACAGCATAGAGGCATTATCTATTAAGACCTTAGATTTACCGGTACCCATCTCCATAAAATACGCAAAATAGGTTTTATCCCAAGAACGCTCTAACGCCTTTAATTGATGTGCATATGGCTTAGTTTTAAACTTGTAATTCATGTTTACTTTTACTTTCTAATTGTTATATATTAGCTGAAAGATAAAAAGTCAATGAGCAAAGTTTATTTAATTCAAGATATACCAGGCACAAGTAAAGGTGAGCCTAAATATAATATTGTGGGTGCACAAAAATATGGTGAAATTGTGTCGTTGCTTCCAGAGTTTTCACAGATGATACACTCACCTGGACCTTTGGTTATGAAACTTAGAACGCTTCTAAAGAACTACACAGAGGATGATTATCTTTTATTATCTGGAGACCCTGCAATCATAGGTGTAGTGTGTTCATTAGTTTCCGATACAACCAATGGTAGATACAAACTTTTAAAATGGGATCGTCAAGAAAAAACTTATTACCCAATAGAAGTAAATATTTTTCAAAAATAGTTGACAGTCTAAAATAAATCTCTATATTTCAAATTGCGATAAAAGAATTATTATTAATGATTAAACTAACAAACACATATGGAGAAAGATATGACTATAGACCTACGAAAAGATGCACCGAATCAGGTGTCAAACGTCAATCCAGACGAACTATCAAAAGAAATTAATACGCTTCAAGAAATAAAACAAGAAGTTATTAATCAAGAAACAAAACTGAAAGAGTTAAAAGAAAGAGAAAAATATTATTCTAATATAATTATACCTGATTTAATGAATCAGCTTAATTTAAAAACTCTAAAATTAAAAGACGGATCAGAAATATCTGTCAAAGATGTATTTGGTGTCTCGATAATTGCTGCTAAAAAGCAAGAGGCACACGACTGGCTTCGGAGACAAGGACTAGGCGCAATTGTGAAAAACGAAATCACAGTTAAGTTTGGTCTTAACGAAGATAACAAGGCAGAGCAATATGCTCTACTTGCAAGAGGACAAGGTTATGAACCCGATCGGAAAATTGCAGTTCATGCCGGAACCCTTAGAACAACTTTGCGGGACTTTCATCAAAAAGGTGGCAGTATACCTGCAGAGTTGTTCACATTGTTTGAAGGAAATCAAACAGAAATAAAAACCAAAAATTAAACTACTAAACCAACAAACATTAAGGAGTAAATTATGGATAAACAAGTAGTAAAAAAGAATAGTGCAGGATCACTTGCAACTATCAATCTCAGAGGCGATGCTGGTAAAGGCGCTGAAGAAATAAGATCGGATGATGTATCAACACCGATTTTAAAAATTCTTCATCAACTTTCACCGGAGTGCAATGAGAGAGACCCAAAATATGTTGAAGGTGCAAAACCTGGCATGATATATGCAGCAGGCTTCACGCAACTTATTAACGGTAACGAGGGACTCAATGTGATTATAGCACATTCTCAAACTAGATATCCGGAGTGGCAGGAGAGAGGCGATAGTGCTTCAGCTCCAGTCGGAACTCATCTAGAGATTCCAGCGGATGCAGTGGAAGAGAAGAATGGTAGATACAGACTACCAAACGGAAACTATGTAGAGAAAACTGCATACTTCTACGTATTAGCATTGGTCGATGGAGAGCCAAGGCCAGCAGTAATTGCTATGCGATCTTCAAATCTTACACCAGCGAGAGAGCTAAATAATCTTATTAAGAATCTTAGATTCTCTGATAAAGATGGTTCTTTCAATCCAGCTGCGTACTCTGCAGTTTATAATTTAAAAACTGTGGGTAAAACAGCAGGCAGTAAAAGCTGGCATGTCTACAAGCCATCAAGAGTTAGAAATCTTGACGTGGCTGTAAAAGCAGACGCAGATCTATACGAAGTTGCACAACAACTTCAAAAGACTGTATCTAAAGGTGCAGCGAAACCAAAATACGAAGCGCCTAAAAATACTGGAGACATTGTATAACAGAGTTGCCGCAGGCAACACTTGCGAGAAGGGGCGGGAAAGCGAGAGTGGAACCGCCCTTTAATACGTTATGAAAGATTTTGAAAAGTATTTTACTGGATTAAAAAGAGACTTTGGTTTTTGCAATGTCAAGAACGGATATTATGACCCTAAAACAAACAAACTTAAATTTGACCCAGGTGATTACGGCTGGGCTAAAAGACCTATAACAGAAAAAGATTATCAAGATCATTTAACCGGACAAAAATCTATTGGCCTACAAGCATGTGATGATGAAAGCCTGGCTAGCTTTGGTGCAATTGATGTTGATCCTGACGATTATGAAAAATTTGATTTACAAAAATATTTAAAAGTTATTGATACTAAAAATTTACCAGTCATTCCAATCGAATCAAAAAGTGGTGGACTTCACATTTATGTATTTACAAAAGAAAAAGTACCTGCATCTTTAATTAGAGAGTTTTTATCTAATCTATTATTTTTATTTGGACTGCCAGCAAAGACAGAAATATTTCCTAAACAAACTGCTCTTGGTAAAAATCAAAATGGAGATAGAACCACTGGTAGTTTTATAAATCTTCCGTATTTTAATGGTGACGAACGTCAAGCATACAGACCTGACGGAAGTAAAATGGATCTAGATTATTTTTTAAAAGTGGTTGAAGCTAATCTACAAACAAAAGAAAGTTTACAAGAAGTTAGTAATAAAAAAATAAAAGAAGTATTAACTGGTGGACCTGAAGAGTTTGCTGATGGTCCTCCTTGTTTACAGATGATTTGCAAAGAGATACAGGAATCAGGCAACAAACTAAAAGATGAAAGAGATAGATTTTTATACAATTACATGGTTTTTGCTAAAAAGAAATTTAGTGAGAACTGGGAAAAGAAAGTTTTAGGAGCAGCCAGAAATTATATTTTGTATGATGAGATATGGGGTGATGGCAAAGTAGAAGAAAAAATTAAATATTGGAAGAAAGATACAGCAGGTTTTAAATGTAATGATTTACCTATTTCATCTTATTGCGCGAGGGGAACGTGTCTTAAAAGAAAGTTTGGTATTGGTGGTCACTTTGATTCGCAGTGGCCATCAGTATCAGGTTTAATTAGAATTATGTACAAACCTAATCATGAATATTTTTTTAATGTAGAAGTTGCAGCAGATAAAATTGTACAAGTACACGCAACTAGTATAAAACAGTTTAACGAAATGAAACAAATGCGTAGTCTAATCGCTGACCACACAACGACATATCCACCAAGCATCAAAGAAAAAGAATATCAAAATATATTAAATGGACTATGGGCAACCATGGAAACAATTCAACCACCCGCAGGCACAAACCCTGTAGACATGTTGAAGAAAGAATTATTTATGTATGTCAACGGGCCTAAAGCTAGTTCGTATGCAGCTTTTAAAAGTGGTGCAGTCTTACATGAAGATAACAATTTTTATTTTGTATACGATAAATTTTATGATGAATTAAAACGTGGCGATTGGAATCAAGAAAGAGCAAGAACAGCTACAATGATTAAACAATATTTTAAAGGTGAGTTTGATTGTCAAAAAAGATTTCCAAAAGGTGACAACGAAGAATCATTTCCACCATTACGAGTTTTAAAACTTCCTGAGGAAGGTTTAGAAAAAGAGGACATACCAGAAGAAATAATAGAAATAGAAGATAAGGAGAACATAGTATGAAGAAGCCACCTAAAGTTTATATATCAATGCCAACATATGATTTAATGCAAGTATCAACTTGTCTGTCATTGGTTAAACTATTTAACAAGTTTACGATTGCAAAGATACCCGCAGAGATAGGAACATTTAAGTGTCCTTACGTTGGTTATGGAAGAAACGTATTGACAGCAATGTTTTTAGAATCAGGTTTTGATTATCAACTGTTTGTAGATTCAGACTTAGAATTTGAACCTGATGTTGTTGGTCGTATGATAATAGCACAAAAAGATGCTATTTGTGTGCCCTACAGAAAAAAAACACAAGACAATGTGGTTAAGTTTTCTGTAGAGTTTGATAATCCAACAGACATTCGTATAGATGAAAAAGGTATTGTGGAATTAAAAGCTGGCCCTGCAGGTTTAACATTAATACACAGAAAGGTTTATGAAAAATTAATGAAAGATAATCCACACCTTAAAATAAAACAAAAAGAAATAATATCTGAAAAAGCTAATTCTTATTTTTATAATTTTTGGGATACTACATTTAGTAAAGATGGAACATGGTGGGGAGAAGATGTAAACTTCTGTAATTTAATTAGAAAATCTGGTTTTAAATTTTATGGAATAGTTGATGGTAAAACCACGCATCATGGAAACTATGGATGGACTGGGTCTCTTGCAGATGGATTTAAAAAAGTAAATGGAAAAGATCAATAAAATATACGGACCACCTGGAACAGGTAAAACGTTTAGATTAATTAAACGTGTAAAAGCTTATCAACGTAAAGGTGTACCACTGCATAAGATAGGTTACTTTGCATTTACAAGAAAAGCTGCAGAGGAAGCACGTAAAAGAATAAACGTATCTGAAAAAGAAGTTCCATACTTTCAAACCATACACGCATTTTGTTATCATTTACTTGGATTAAAAGAAGAAGATATTATGCAACCTTATCATTACGAAGATTTAGGTAAAAGATTAAATATAAGAGTTTCATTTACAGATAAATACAACGAAGAAGAAACACATTTCTTAACTTGCAACAATCCATATTTTCAAATGATTCAAAGAGCTATAAACAAAGACATAAGTATCAGAAAAGAGTTTGATTTAAATGAACATGATAAAAAAGAAATAGACTTTGATACTTTAAATCATATTTACAGAAACGCATTACTATACAAAGCTAAAAATAATATTGTAGATTTTAATGACATCATAACAGAAGTAATAAAATCAAATAAAATACCTAAATTCAAAGCCATATTTATTGATGAAGCACAAGATCTATCTCCTTTACAATGGAAACTTTACGACAAATTAAAAGAACACTGTGATCAAATCTATTTAGCTGGAGATGACGACCAAGCTATCTATGCCTGGGCTGGAGCTGATGTTAATAGATTTATAAAAGAACCTGGTAAGGAGAGAGTGTTAAGAAAATCAAGACGTATTTCTAAATCTGTTCAAGAACAATCTGCTATACCAGTGAGCCGTATATCAGGCATCAGGAAACACAAAAATTATTTAGCACGAGATTATGAAGGCGAGTCACATCATATATCTGATCTTAATCAGATTGATCTAACGCAGGGTAGATGGTTAATTCTTACGCGAACTAAAAGTAATTTATTAGATATTATGAAAGATTTAAAAAGTAAAAATTTTTATTATCAAAGTAATAAAGGTAAAAGTTTTAAGGTAGGTATGTATGAGGCAGCTCAGGCTTATACTAAATGGAGTAAAAAAGAATCTTTGGATGATAGAGAGATAAGTGCAATTAAAGAATACATACCTGATGGTAAATGGGACAATAAAATTCCATGGTATGATAAGTTTGTAGCTGATCAAAAAGAAATTTTGTATTTAAGAAATTTAATTGCATCGAAAGAAAATTTAAAAGATAAGGCGAGAATATGGTTGTCGACTATTCATGCAATAAAAGGTGGTGAAGAAGATAATGTAATACTATCTCTACATCAAGGTCGTACTGTACAGCAAGGGATTAAATCAAGTGTTGACAAACAAGATGAAGAGCATAGAGTGTGGTATGTTGGAGTTACTAGAGCAAGAAATAATCTGTACAAACTGAGAGCAAAAAAGAAATTAAGGGAGTATCAACTATGACAAGTAATGTAGAGGATTTTATATTTATTAAACAAATAATTCCTAAAGATTTTTGTAAAGAAGTTGTTGATAAAATTAAAAATTTACATTGGCAAAAAATGCAATGGTATAAATTAAATGAAAACACTTATAAAAAACCAACTGAAACAGATTTAGAAACGATATTTGCTACTACAGAACAACATAAGTTACTTGAACCTTTTATAAAAAAAACAGTGCAAGAATATCAAGATTTACAAAATATTAATCCTTTAAGACAAAAGTTCTTACACCATTTATCAACTTTAAGATTTAATAGGTATAAACCTAATACTAATTTAAAACCTCACTACGATTTAATTAAGGATATATGGCCAAGAGGAGATTATGGAGTTCCCATAGTATCTATTGTTGGAAATTTAAATAGTGATTACGAAGGAGGAGATTTTTATATAAGAAACAATAAATATGAACTAAAAGAAGGAGATATAATGTTGTTCCCTTCTACATTTATTTTTAACCACGAAGTAAAAACAGTAACGAAAGGAGAAAGATACTCTTTTGTATCTTGGGCATACTAATGACAAACAAAGAAATGTTTAAAGGTGTCACCTACGATTCACTTGATAAACAAGTGGATGGAAATCATTATTCAAAAATGAAAATTCAACCTGCGTATTTTATAAATGAAAACAACTTACCGTTTGCGGAGGGCAACGCTATAAAATATATTTGCAGGCACAAGTCGAAAGGCAAGGCAAAAGATATACAAAAAGCAATACATTATTTAGAAATGATATTAGAAAGGGATTACTCATGACACCTGGTTTTGGAATAGGAATGTTTTTTCTTGGTATGGGTTGTATAATAATAGGTACCGTGATGGCATTTTTTATAATTAGACAAGTAATGAAAGAATTACATCAAAAGAAAAAACCTACAAGGTTCGACGATTTAGAATGATTTTACCTCAAACAGAATGGGTTCAACCTACAGAGTATCCTGATCTTAGATCTTACGACGAGATAGCTATTGACTTAGAAACTAGAGATCCAGATTTAAAATCAAAAGGGTCTGGTGCAGTTATTGGTAATGGTGAGATAGTGGGTATATCTGTGGCCACGTACAATGACAAATGGTATTTTCCTATTGCTCATCAAGAAGGACCTAACATGGATAGGGCAAAAACTATTGAATGGTTCAAAGATATTTTAGAATGTCCGGCTACAAAAATATTTCATAATGCTATGTATGACGTGTGTTGGATACGTAGTTTAGGTTTGAAGATAAATGGTCTAGTTGTAGATACAATGATTGCATCTTCTTTATTAGATGAAAATAGATTCTCATACACATTAAATACTTTGTCATGGCATTTTTTAAACGAAGGAAAAAACGAAAGAGCTTTATTAGAAGCTGCTAAGTCAAGAGGGTTAGATGCAAAGGCTGATATGTGGCGATTACCTGCACACGAAGTTGGAGCATACGCTGAAAAAGATGCAGAGTTAACTTTTAAACTTTGGCAGCATGTAAAAAAATTAATGATAGAAAATGATTTAGAAAATATATTTAACCTTGAGACTGATCTTTTTCCTTGTCTAGTTGATATGCGTTACCTAGGGGTGCGGGTAGACGTGACAGCAGCCAATCAATTGAAAACAGAATTAACCACCAAAGAAGAATTATTATTACACCAAGTAAAAAAAGAAACAGGAGTAGATACTCAGATATGGGCTGCAAGATCGATTGCCAAAGTTTTTGAAAAACTAAACCTGTCTTACGAACGTACTGCGAAATCTGATGAACCTTCATTTACTAAAAATTTTCTCTCCAATCATGAGCATCCTACCATACAGAAGATAGCTGAGGCAAGAAGGATTAATAAAGTAAACACAACTTTTATAGATACAATACTTAAACACGAACACAAAGGTAGAATACACGCTGAGATAAATCAAATTAGATCTGACGATGGTGGCACAATCACTGGACGTTTTTCATATTCTAATCCAAACTTACAACAAATACCTGCGCGTGATAAAGTTTTAGGTCCAATGATAAGAAGTTTATTTATACCTGAAGAAGGTTGTCAGTGGGGTTGCTTTGACTACTCGCAACAGGAACCAAGACTTGTTGCACACTATGCTTTACGTTATGGACTGCCATCAGTAAATACAATTGCAGATTCGTATGACACTGACCCTTCGACCGACTTTCACAAAATCGTTGCAGATATGGCAGAAATACCCCGGTCACAAGCAAAAGTGATCAATTTGGGTCTTTTTTATGGTATGGGAAAAGCCAAACTACAAGCAGAGTTAGGTGTATCTAAATTCAAAGCTCAGGAATTATTTGACAAGTATCACAGCAAAGTTCCTTTTGTAAAACAATTAATGAATGAAGTTATGAAAGCAGGTTCTAAAAAAGGTCAGATTAAAACTTTGTTAGGTAGACGATGTAGATTTCCTAAGTATGAACCTATCCTTCGTGGGTCGGACTGGGGTAAATACATACCAGCCGAAGATGAAGAACGCATGCAGGATCTACAAAAGATGGGACCATATTTAAAAGATGATGAAGGTGAAATATTAAAAGATAGTGATGGTAATTTTAAAAAAAATTATTGGCATAACAATCCTACGCGTAGAGCTTTTACATACAAAGCATTAAATAAATTAATACAAGGATCAGCTGCAGACATGACAAAGAAAGCTATGTTAGAATTGTACAAAGAGGGAATTACACCACATATTCAAGTGCACGATGAATTAGACATATCAGTTAAAGATGAAGAAGAGGCTGCTAAAATAAGAGATGTGATGGAAAACGCAGTTGACTTGAAGATACCAAACAAGGTAGACTACGAGTCAGGTCCTAATTGGGGATCTATAAAATGATTTATGGCTTATCTAAATGCAAACATACCAGTAACCTATGCTCAAATAAGAAGGGAGTATCTATATGATTTACAAAAACATCATGGAGAAGTTGAAGACTGTATTATCTTTGGTCTTAGCGCTATTACAGGTCGTTCGATCTTGTTTCATGCCATCATGGAGAACGGTGCAATATTTTATCGCCTCCCGATTAGCGCATTTATTCAACGTGGTTTTAAACCAGAAGAAGTTCCAAAGAGACGACTTGATGAACTTCAGCTCTGGAATTGTTTTAGTTATTATCCTTCTGTTCATTCTTTTGATATTCTAGACGGACAAGCAGGAAAATACATAGGTAAAGATAAAAAATGGCACCCAGGTAAATACTTATTTACAGTTGACTTTGCACATCCAGAGAGTAACATATTAGATACTGATCATTCTGAGATCCCGCACGAACATAAGTGCGCACACATAATTGCATTAGACGATGGTAATTATGCAGCACAGCCAAACAATAGATGTATATGGGATATACCTTCTTTTACTGTAAAAGATAATATCCCTGATTGGAAAGTGCAGACTAACGAATGGAACGTAGAAGACACAAGTCAGTGGAGAACAGAAGATACTGATAAATTCTTTTACGAAATTGAGGAGAAAAAACATGATTGAAAAATGTAAAAGATTTTGTTGCAAAATTTGGGACAAAATTAAAAGTTGGATATGGGGATAATTATGGGAGATAGCCAGGATGGATTACAGATTCACAGCTATTCTAATAGTTTTATTATGCCTTCTGGCTATTTTCTTAGAACCGGGGTATATTCCAACTAGATGAGTAAGAAACCATTAAATATATCTGAGGAAGCTGCAGTGCAGATGCCTATGAAGACGGTTGCTAGTTTGATCGTCATCGTTGCTCTCGGCACCATGGGCTATTTCCAAATTGTTGAAAGATTAAACATAGCTGACACTCGAATACAATTAATGGAAAAAGATTTAGAAGAGAACACAGAGTTTAGAATCAAATGGCCGCGTGGACAACTAGGTTCATTGCCCGCCGATTCGGAACAATTCATGATGATCGAGGATCTTTATAAGTCGACTGACAAGTTAAACAAACACATTGAAGACATGGCTTTGAACAAAGTCAACATAGAATTTTTAAGAAAACAAATGGACAAAGTATTGGTAGACATCGAAAAATTAAAAGATGCAAACAGAGAAATGAAATATACAAATGGCAACGGGAAGAATTACTAAAAAAGTTTTAGATTATATAGCTGACATGAATAAACAAGCTAAACAGATGAGGTATGTAAAAGATTTAAAAAAAGAAGTTGAAACTGGTAAGCATGGTACACAGAAATATGTTATTAAAGAAGGTGAAAACAAAGGTAAGGTAGTATGATTGAAGCTGTAGTAGGATTACTAATGTTTATTAACGGAGAAATTAAAGAGGCACGACTGCAAGACTCAATGGCTATGTGCCTTCGCGGGAAGCGTGAAGCGGAGAGGACCTTCTCCGAATCTGTTACGTACAAATGCTGGAAGGGTCAGGCAGAATTAGAGGATAACATAGATGGCTCAAAATCAATCAAAAAACTCATTATTGAATAAATTAAAAAAAATTAATAGGTTTGCACAAATGCTTAGAGATGATAGATTTAGGCAACATAGAATAAACAGTAAAAAAATATATAACAGGATAAAATATAAAAATGAAACTATCACGTAACTTTAGCCTCTCAGAACTAATTAAATCAGACACAGCCATCAGGCTTGGCATTGATAACAATCCTAATGCAGATCAAATAGAAAAATTAAAACTACTTTGTGAAAATATTCTACAGCCAGTGCGTGATCACTTTGGTAGAGTGACGGTAACCAGCTGCTTTCGTAGCCCAGAGTTATGTGTAAAAATTGGCAGCAGTTTAAATTCGCAACATACCCGTGCGGAGGCGGCGGACTTCGAATGCCTGGGCACAAGCAACGCTGAAGTCTTTGATTGGATCAA